AAGGTCGCACATCGTGTGGCTTTTTTTGATTTAAAAAAGGTGGTGATGGAAAATTGAATGAAAGACAAAGACGATTCGCAGATGAGTACATCATCAGCAGAAACGCAACACAATCCGCTATTAAGGTGGGTTACTCAGAGAAAACGGCATATAGCATAGGGCAAAGATTGTTGAAAAATGTTGAGATTTCTGAATACATTAAAAAACGTACTGAAGAACTTTTTGACGAACGTTCGATGTCAATCGCAGAAGCCTTGGCAATCTCTGCTAGTATTGCTAGAGGGGAAACTCAACAAGGGTATTCTAAAAAAACTGTAAAGACCGCTGAAGGTGTGGAGGTATCGGAAACGACTTATGAATTTACTCCGACGATTGAAGAAAGACAACGCTCTATAGACCACATATTCAGAGTGAATGGAGCATATTTAGAGAGAAAAGAAATCGAGATGTCTTCGGCTGTTCAATTCGTTGATGATATAGGAGTTAGAGATGAAGCGTAGAATGAGCGAATTTATCCCAAAGGCTTTTTATTCTATGTGGCGTGCAGCATTCGACCCTAAAATCTTACATGTAGTGGAAAAGGGTGGGCGTGGTTCTGGCAAGTCCAGCGACCTAGGCCACACTATCATTCAACTGGTTATGCGTTATCCAGTCAACGCGGTATGTATTCGTAAGACGGATAATACCTTAGAACAATCGGTCTATGAACAATTGAAATGGGCGATTAGTGAGCAAGGGGTCAGTCATCTATTTAAGATTAATAAGTCCCCTTTGAAGATAACCTATATCCCAAGAGGGAATTATATTATCTTCCGTGGTGCACAAGATCCAGAGCGTATTAAGTCCTTGAAAGACAGCCGTTTTCCATTCGCAATCGGCTGGATTGAAGAGCTTGCTGAGTTCAAAACTGAAGATGAAGTAAAGACAATCACCAACTCCCTTCTTCGTGGAGAATTGGATGATGGTCTTTTTTATAAATTCTTTTACTCTTACAATCCTCCAAAAAGAAAACAGTCTTGGGTAAATAAAAAATACGAGAGCATTATACAGCCTCCTAATACCCACGTACACCATTCGACTTATTTGGATAACCCATATATATCCCAAGCCTTTATAGAAGAAGCAGAGGCTACGAGAGAGCGTTCAGAGAAGCGTTACCGTTGGGAGTATCTGGGTGAGGCTATCGGTTCGGGTGTAGCACCGTTTGAAAATCTGGTATTCCGCAAGATTACAGACGAGGAGATAGCAAGGTTTGATAACATTCGACAAGGTAACGACTTTGGTTACGCCAACGACCCTCTGGCCTTTGTAAGATGGCATTACGACAAGAAGAAACGAGTTATCTACGCTATCGATGAGATTTATGGCGTGAAGATTAGTAACCGTGAATTGGCTGAAAGAATCCGTGAGAAAGGCTATCAATCTCAGATGATAACCTGTGATAGCGCAGAACCTAAGTCGATTGATGAGTTAAAACTGCAGCTAAATATTCCGCTTGTTCAAGGTGCTAAGAAAGGTCCTGATAGTCGTGAATATGGAGAACGCTGGTTGGATGATTTGGATGCAATTGTGATAGATCCAGAACGCACACCGAATATTGCACGAGAGTTCGAAAGCGCCGACTATGCAGTTGACCGTGATGGCAATCCCAAACCCAAGCTAGAAGAAGTAAATGACCATACAATCGACGCTACAAGATATGCGTTTGAAGACGATATGAGACAGCCAGGAATATCATTCTGGTAGGAGAAGGAGAAATGTTGAGTAATTGGTTTAAATGGTTAATTAGGCGGTTGTTGATTAAGAATACAACCCAAAATGAAATACTAGAGATTGAGATAAGAGAACACCAGGGTTCTGAGAAAGTAAGCACGATGAAACAGGCTTACGAATATTACCGAAACCAAACGGATATTCGAAAGAAAAAAGTGGATGTGGACTGGCGGACGAACTCAAGGATTGAATTGGGTTTGTTCAAGAAGTTGGTAGACCAGAAGGTCGGTTATCTGTTTTCTAAACAACCGACAATCTCGCTTGAAGGAGAAAAATCACAAGATTTCCTAGATAGTGTGTTTGACGAGGACCTTTTATCTACGATAAAGTCACTTGGTAAGGAAGCAGTGATGAAAGGGATAGCCTACGGCTTGCCTTATTACGATGAGAACGGCCGTCTACGCTTGTTTAAAATCCCAAGTGAACAGATTATCCCTTTTTGGAAAGATGAGCGTCATTTAGAACTATCTGCCTTTGTGCGAGTCTATAATCAAGCGGTCTACGAAAGCGGAGTAAAGAGGACTAAAACCTTTGTAGAATATTACGACGAACAAGGAATTACAGATTATATCTGGACAGGTGCACACCTCGAACTCAATCCGCTATCCAAGGAGACCAAGGGGAATTTTTATTATGTCAACGCAGACGGTACACGGATTCCTTATACTTGGGAGAAAGTTCCTCTGATTCCATTTCGTTACAACGAGTATGAGGACAGTCTTTTAGTCCAAACTAAGTCTTTGATTGATAATATTCAACTTCAAATGTCTACTAACGCTGATATGTTGGCAGATATGCCGAAGCTGATTTATGTTTTGAAAAACTATCAGGGCGCAGACTTGGGCGAGTTCATGAATAACCTGAATAAGTTCCGCTCTATCAAGGTTTCTAGTGATGGTGGTGTAGATACCCTACAAGCAGACAATGATACTAGCGGAGTTGAAGCAGATATCGAACGCTCTCGTAAGTTCTTGTATGAGGCTGCACGAGCCATTGATACCCAAGATGATAATCTAGGCAATGCAAGTGGTCAAGCTCTTAAATGGCGCTATACAGACCTTGATTTGGACTGTAATGAGCTAGAAAACGAGTTCCAAAAAGGTATCAAACAATTCCTTTGGTTTGTAGAGCAGTATGCAGCTAACAAAGGAGTAGCGTTTGATTCATCTAAATTTACTTATGTATTTAACCGTGACATCATTTCAAATGAGTCTGAAGCTATTCAAGATTGTGTAAACTCAATCGGTATCTTAGACGATCTAAGCATTCGTGAACAACATCCATGGTATCAACCAGAGGTTGAGAAACGATTGAAAGAACAACAGGAACAAGGACAAGATCCATACTCTGAAACTAATTTCAAAAAGGTAGATGAAGATCATGACGACCGAGAACAAGAAAAAGATAGATGAGTATTGGACTGAGCGTGCTTTGCAACAGGAACAAAACGCTCAGATAGTTGCTGATAGGTATATGGCCCAGATTGGTCAATCCTTAGCAGATTATAAACACCAGCTGGTTTCTGAGATTGAGAAGTTCTATGCCAGGTATGCAGTTGATAATAAAATGACTCATGCGGAGGCCAAACAATATCTAACGGATAAAGAGCGTAGAGAGTTTAAGCATGTAACCCTTGAAAGGTTTCGTGAGATGGCTTTAAATCCTGATACACCGACACCTTTGTTGGACGCCTTGAGCTACCGCCATCGTATCAGTCGCAAGGAGGCTTTGCTTGCCGAAATTGAGCGTCTAACAGCTGAACTATATGGAAAGCCAGAGGGCATACATGACAAAGTCACAGAGGCTCTGAGCGACGTCTACATCAAAGGTAAAATTCATCAAGCTAAGAACTTGGCTCATTTCGGAATCATAGAGAAACCAATATTGGGTGTCGATGCAGTTAAGCATAAGATGGCTAGTAACTGGAGTGGTAAAACATTCTCAACGAATGTGTGGGGACACGATGCAGCTGTTTATAAATCTATCAGCGATACAATCAATAAAGGCCTAACAGGCGGTTGGTCTATTGATAGAATGGCTAGGGCTCTTTCTGAACGTACAGGAGTTGCCTATCATCGAGCTGATACGCTTGTCAGAACTGAGACGACCTTTTATAATAACCTCGCTACGCTAGATACTATCAAGGAATTAGGTGGTGACCACTACGAAATCGTAGCGGTATTAGACAGTCGTACAAGTGAAATTTGCAGGTTAGAAAATCACGAGGTTCATTCTGTTAAAGAATATGAACCAGGACGAACCGCACCGCCATTTCATGTCCGTTGTCGTTCCACTATCAGACCTGCAGTTAAGTCTGATAAACCTAGTCCTTACTTTGATATCTTGCAAAACGATGGCTCAGTAAAACTAGCCACTGAGCAACGTTCTCTGGACGAAATCTTTGCAAGATGGGAGCGTGAAGGGGAAGCGATTAAAGAAAAACTGTTTGCGAAAGACTATAAGGAAGATACGAAATCTACGGATAAATTCTCTGAAGGATTAGATACAAAGATAAAAACTTTAGCAAATTTCTCTAATAATTCTAGAAAATGGTATAATGATTACGTAGAGAAAACTTTGTCTATTGAAGATATTGAAAATGTTAGCGAAAAATTAAAAGAAGTTTTCGCTAATAGCAGTTATGCTATGCGTTTCAAATCTGAAAATATAGATAAATTGATAGATTCAAGTAGATTTTTGAACCAGTTTGAAACTGGAACAAGCGGTGGTACTGTAAATGCGAAGTATCGTCGTCAAGCAAATGAACAACTTTTTGGTTTGCAAGGTAAAAGGCTGAAAAAACCTGAATTTGAAAAGTATGGCTACTTTGGAAATAAAGATCCTTATGAAGATTTTATCTATAATCTAAAAGCCTACGCTGGTGTTGAACAGTATGGTGATATTATCGTTCATTTTTCAAAAGAGAAAATAGCTGATAGAACAACCTTTACAATAAACAATAGTTTGGGTCCAGCTGCTTTCAAAGACCTTGTTGCTGACAATCCTAACAAACCTCGTCTTGTAGGAATTGATAAAGATTATCTGGAAGATTATACTTCTATCTTAAAAAATACGAATATAGACACTCCAGAAAAAGTAAGTAAATCATTAGGAATAAGATATGTTGAAGCTCAATATCATGGAGAAGTTCTCTTATCTGATGTTTCTAGCATGTATTTTACAGACAGCAAGCCAACAAATAAACAAGTGGAAGCACTGAAAAAAATCGGAATAAAATTATTTATGAGAGAAGGTGATAGATTTGTTCGAATTAAATAATATAATCGGGTTAGATATTGCAAGGAAAAATGTGCTAGTAACCTTAGTGGACGGACGTTGCGCTTTGGTTGATTTGAAAAGAAGGGTTTTTGTTGTTGAAATCTTGTTAGATTCTTTTTACAAATGGATGGAATTTCCTAATTCTCCAAGTGAGGACGATATAGATACTGTAAGAGAAATACTGCAACATCCGGAAAATGTAGGTTATGGCCCTTTAGCTGAAAAATACATGTTGAATCCTAAAGTAAAAAGTGATTTCGACAAAATGAAAAAAGAAGCTGGATATAATTACTAAGAGCGCCTAGAGAGATCTAAGTGCTTTTTTCGTGCTCAGAAAGGATTGAAAATGGATACAGCAAGAATTGGGATAACTAACGTAGAATTTTCAGGATCAAGCGAAAATGACTCAGCAGACTCAGCGACAGTTAAATTAGAGTTAGATATTTATGGGACGGATACGTTCAGTGCGATTGAGTTACTACCTAGATTATTAACCGACATTCATTCATTATCGTATAAAGTTGATTGATTGTGACATTAAAAGGAGTAAAACATGTTTATTTTGGATTGGGTATCGTTTTTACTAGATCAGATTATATTTTTTGCATTAATTTTGTTCGTAATAATTAAATCATTCGAAGTAATCTCAGCAGTATTCCCAACTCTAAAAGTCGGAATTGAATGCAAAAAGAAACTGAAACAATTGAAAAATAAATAACTTAACCGTATGGAATCCCGTACGGTTTTCTTTCGCCCTGGGCATGGCGTTAAAAGGCTTTTTTACTTTACCAAAATGTCGTGGTCGTTGCCACGTTAAACAAACGTACAGGAGGAAAAGAAATGAATCGTAAATTTTTGGAACAGTTGGGATTGACTGAAGAACAAGTTGAAGCAGTTATGTCTGAACATGGCAAATCAACTCAGGACTTACAAGCGAAGGTGTCTGCTGCAGAAGATAATGCCAAAGGCTTGCAAGACCAGTTGAAAGAGCGTGATAAGGACATGAAACAGCTCAAACAAGACGCTGAGGGCAATGCTGACCTACAACAAAAATACTCAGACTTGGACAGCAAGTACAAGGCACAACAGAAGGAACATGAACAACAACTCAAGACAATGCAACTAGATCATGCTATTGAAATGCGCTTGAGCGGTAAGGTTCATGACGCTGGAATCGTGTCTAGTCTACTAGATAAGTCTAAATTGGGATTAGGTGACAACGGAGCGGTGACTGGATTAGATGAACAGTTGACGGCTTTGAAGGAATCTAAAGGCTTTTTGTTCGCTCCAGAAAAGGCTGTAGAACCACACATCGCTGGTGCTAAGCCACAAGGGGCAACACAAGAAGAAACAGTTGCTAACGACCTGACAACGCAGATGATTAATGCGTTTACGTCAGATCTATAATCAAAAAACAGAAAAGAGGAACAGATATGCCAGCAACATTGAACTATGCAGAATCTTACCAACAAGGTTTGCAAACCCGCTACAGTGAAAACGGATTGTTATTCACTCAAAAACTTTGGAACTCTCCATCCAATACACTTTTGAAATTCACAGGCGCTAAAGAAGTGAAAGTACCACGTCTTTTGATTAAAGAAGGACGTAAAGACCGTACACGTCGCACGATTACGAGCATTGACGCTAACTATGAAAACCAATGGGAAACATACACATTGACTAATGAGCGTTATTGGTCAACACTAGTAGACCCATCAGATGTTGATGAAACTAACTATGTTACTTCCATTGCTAACATTACTAAAACATTCAACGATACTGAAAAAGTTCCAGAAATGGATAAATTCATGGTATCTAAATTGTTCTCTCGTAAGAAAGCACTTGATACAGAAAGTAAACAAATTAAGTCATTGAATTTGACTGAGGAAAACTTCCTCGCAACCTTCGATGAGCTGATGGAACAAATGGACGAAGCTGGAGTACCAGCAGAAGGTCGTGTTATTTTCTGTACACCAGCAGTTAAACGTATGATCAAGAACATCAAGCAATTTGGTCGTACAGTCAATATCCACGGCCAAGGTACAGTGATTGACCGTTCTATTGGTCGTTTGGACGATGTGACTATTGAACCATCTATTCCATCTGACCGTATGAAGACCTTGTACAACTTCACAAATGGCGCTAAGGTTGACCCAACTGCTAAACAAATCCATTTCTTCTTGATTCATATTCCATGTATGGCAGCGCCACAAAAATATGAATTTGTAGGACTTGACGCACCAAGTGCTTCTTCAAGCGGTAACTACTTGTACTACGAACAATCTTACGATGATGTATTGCTATTCAAGACTAAGCATGAAGGCCTAGCATTTGTTGTCGCACCTTAAAGAAGGAGGATAGAAAATGTTAACAGTAAAAAAGGACAACCGTGTCCTCAACATTGATGAGTTGGAAAAAGTAACCTTCCTGGAAGATGGTTACGATGTTGTAGAAATTAAGGACGGTGAGTATGTAGTGGTAGAAGCAGCTACAGGCGGACGGACTTATACCATTCAAGAGTACAGAGCAGTAGTTGCTGAACGTGACCAAGCTCTTGCTGAACGTGATAAGGCTCTAGCAGAGCTTGACAAATTGGCTAAGAAATTGGCTAAAGACGATAAGTAGAAAGAGAGGTTCTGCTGATGGAGAAGAGAACATCGGAAGAAATCCAAAAGCATAATGAAGATGCTAGACAAGCCTTGATTGACTTGTATGAACAACGTTATACATGCTATCTAGAAGAGTTAGTGGTCGATGAAGTCATGCAGAACATTCTTAACTACTGTAATCGTGAGGATTTTCCTTTAGAGTTGCGATTTGTGGCCATTCAGATGGTTTATGTTGTTTGTAATCCTGACCAAGTTGTCCAAGGCAAGAATATTTCCGTCGGAGATACTCGTGTCGAATTGGCTAAGTCAGATTTTGCCAGACGTGCTGAAAGTGTCTTGCTGGACTTTACTAGCCAGTTACAGCGGTTCAGAAAGTTGAGGTGGTAGGATGAATATCAATGATGTTCTATCTCGGGCAACACCAAGCATTGAATGGACCTATGATAAAAAGATGGATGTGTTTGCTACTGTCGAGGGTACGAAACCAAACGGAGCTGACTTTGTAGAGTTCAAAGAAATCTATAAGAAGGTTCCTTGTCGTGTTTCTGTTCGTAACTTATTGAATACTGAGCAGAACGAAGCGCACCAACTCAAGACAGAACACAAGATTTTCTGTTCGCCTAAATTTGCTATAAAAGCTGGTAGTAAATTGATTGTGGACGGTGTTAAATACCTGACCAGTGAAGACCCGATGGTCTATGTCACGCATCAAGAAATTGTAGTGAGACGACATGAGTGGTTATGATGATAGTGATGTTCAAAAGTTCTTGAAACGACTTGAACGAGCTCAGGCAATTATTGATTCTGAGTTTATGCAGGCTGCTAAAGATATCGGCCTAGCCTTTTTGAAAGAGGTTAAGGAACGAACACCAAAGGGCCTAACAGGTAAGCTCAATCAATCGTGGAAGATGGAAGTAAGCAAAAATGGGAATGTGTACGAGGTTATCGCATTTAACCCTATGGAGTATGCTTCTTTCGTCGAAAGTGGACACCGCCAACAAGTAGGGCGGTATGTCCCTGCAATTGGTAAGCGTTTGGTCAATCCTTGGGTAGAAGGGCGCTTCATGATGAGGCTAACAGAAGAACATATTAAACAAAAAATCCCACAAATCACGCAACAAATCGAAGAGAGGCTAAAGGAGGAACTAGGTGGATTATAGTATTAGACCACTCGTCATCAAGCAACTCAAAGATGTGTTTGGGTGCAAGGTATATGATGAACAAATCCAGCAAGGATTGAAAACACCTTGTTTTATTGTAGATGTGAAACCTGTGACTCGGAAGCGGTTGGCAAACCAAAACGATAAGCAGGTTTTTATTGTCTTGCTGCATTACTACACCGAAAAAACAACAGACTTATACCAAAAGTTTGAAGAGATTGAAACGGTGTTTAATTCGCCTTCTTTTCGTTATTTGGGGGATAAGTACCCTATCAATGATTTGAAGGTGGAATACAATGCCAATGACTTGATATGCACATTTACAATTACTCGATACGTACGATGGGTTGAAGAAGAACCGACAATGCAAATATTAGAAAGGATAGGTGAAACTTCTCATGGAAATGAATGAAGAAGTAGGTTACGTAACCGAACCAGTGGAACCAACCACTGAAGATAAATTTGGCAAAGAGGCACTACTCAAGTATTTTGAAGATGATGCAACTTTGTTAAACATTTTGCTGGAAGATGACCAGTCATACTCACTAGCAGAAGTAAGACGCATTTTAGAAGACTGGAGAAAGGGTGTGGCTAACTAATGGCACAATGGACAGTACAGAATAAACGAGTTCCAAAGGCCTACATCAATTTCGTATCAAGAGATGATGTGATTATTCCTTTGGAAGACAATACGATTGCAGCAGTTATGATTGCTGGATCTTGGGGAGAGCCTGGTGCCTTCACACTTGTTGATGGCACAAGCAATTTCCGTCAGCTATTCGGTAAACCGATTGATGAACTTCTTCCGATTCGTGAAGCCTTGAAAGGAACTGGTAAGGTCCTTGTCTATAATGGTGTGAACAACACTGGAGTACAGGCAACGAAAACAGAAAGAGATATGGTCGTTACAGCTAAATACAAAGGATTGGCTGGTAACCATATTCACGTTATCTTCAAGAAGCAAGTCGAGACTGGCTTTGAAGTAACGACTGTTTTCTTTGGAAAAGAAGTTGATAAACAAATCATCACGGCCTTGCCATTTAAGAATGACTATGTGAATGTGACTGGTACTTTAACAACAGAAGATAAAACAATCTTGCTTGAAGGTGGTACCGATGGAGCTACAACCAATTCAGAAGTTGAAGATTTCCTAAATAAACTCGATACTCAAGACTTCCGTGTCTTGGCTTTGGGTACAGATGAAAGTGCAACAAAAGCACTTGTTACGGCTCATATCAAGAAATGGCGTGATGCTGGTCGTTCAGTTATTGCAGTATTGAACGATTACACGGACGCTGATGATGAAGGTGTTGTATCTGTTGGTAACGGGGTTACATTAAGCGATGGTACCAAACTAAGCGCTAAGGACTGTGTATACTTCGTAGCTGGTAAGTATGCAGGGGCTGGCTTGCAATCCAATACATTCAAGTCTTATCCAGGCGCTATCGACTGTGAGCGTAAGAACGAAGCAGAGGCTGAAAAGCTCATCAATAAAGGTCAGCTTATCTTTGCTTATCGAAATGAAAAAGTGATTATCCTGTCAGATGTGAACTCATTTACTAGCTATACGGCAGAACACAGCCGTATCTTTGGTAAGAACAAACTGGTCCGCACCATGGATAATATCAACACCAATGTCAAGTATATCTTTGAGAACTACTTCATCGGTAAAGTACCAAACAACGTGAATGGTCGTGAGTTGTTTAAACAACGAATCATCACAATGGTCCTTGACCCACTTGCTCAAAAGCAAGCCTTGGAGTATAAAGCGAAAGATATCGAGATTTCACAAGGTATCACAAAAGAATCAGTCGTGGTAAACTTGCCAGTTGTCTTGACTGACGCTATGGAAATCTTGTACATGACGGTTATCTGTGATTAAGAAAGGAGAAACTAGCTAATGGCTATTATGAATCAATTAGATGCTTTGTCCGCTAAGGAAGGAACGGTCTTCTTTACAATCAATGACAAGCAATATGAACTAGCAGAGCTTATCTCTCTAGAAGCGAAAATTGAATACACAAAAGCTGACGTTACCCCTCTGAACTCTCGTATGAAGGGTGGTAAGATTGTGGGTGCAGAAGGTACAGGAACTGTGAAGATGTATTACCATCGTCCTGAATTGAAGAAGATGGCTTTGGAATACGTTAAAAACGGCTTGTTGCCTCGTATCGATATTAAGTGTACCAACGAAGACCGCACATCTCGTGCAGGCCGTTACACAATTGTTTTGAAAGGTGTTCTGTTCAAAGAATCACTTATCTTTAAACTAGATGGATCAGCGGATGAGGTTATTGACGAAGAAACAGACTTCACATTCCAAGATTTTGATATCCTATCAGAATTCCAAGAAATTAAATACTAACACAAGGAGGAAATAGTGGTGAGTGGATTAAAAGCATTTTTGAAACAAAATAAAAAGGGGGAAGAGACCAAGGATGTCTTGCTTCCTTCTTTTGAGGAACCAGTTAAAATTCGAGTGTTGAGCGCTCGTGAAGCGGACTTAATCAATGACCGTTGCTTTGTCAATAAGCCTGGTCGTAACGGACGTCAAGAGCGTGTCTTTGACGGTGTTAAATATAACCGTGAAATCTGTATTGCGTCTATCGTGGTTCCTGACCTTAACGATAAAGAATTGCAAGATTCGTATGGAACAATGGGAGCTTCTGAGTTATTTGGTACCATGTTCAATTGGGGCGAAAGCGCCTTGATTTTGGAAGCTGTGACCGAACTCAGCGGTATTAACCAAACATTCCAAGACAAGGTTGACGAGGCAAAAAACTAATAAAAGAGGACGCGGAGGCACAACTTGCCTACTTCGCCCTCGTAAACTATTACATTCGCCCTAGTGAATTTGTGAATATGGATGTAGAAGAAAAAGCCTTTTTCGCTGCAGTCATGTACGAAGAGGCGAAACAACGTAAAAGAATGAAGAAGTGAGGTGATTCTATTGGCCAATATACAAACAACCATGTCTTTGACCGATAGAGTCACAGGCACTTTAAATAAAATCTATGCGACTATGGAGCGTGTCAAAAACGCAGGTTCAGGCATAGATAAAGCCATGAAGGCTCAAGAGTCAGCTATGAAAAAAGCTGGTGATTCTGGTCAATATTTTGTCAATAAAGCTGGGCGAGTCGTTGATATTAACGGTAGATTTGTCAGCAGTGCAACTTTAGCAGCTGCAGGGCTCAAAAAAGAAGAGCTGGCTCTAAGAGATCTAGGGAATGCCTCTAATAACGCTTCTAACAAACTAAGTAGGTTAGTATCTTTGAAAGGTTTGTTGAAGACCACTTTAGCTAGTATTGCAGTCGTTAAAACTGCCAAACAAGCTATAAATATGTCAGACGAGTATGCCAATATGCACGCTCGTTTAGATATGATCCGTGATGGTACGCAGACGACAGAGCAACTGCAAAAGTCTATCTATACATCCGCACAACGTACAGGTTCGGCTTATACAACCATGGCGAACGGTGTCGCTAAGATGAGGATGCAAGCTGGCGATGTTTTCCAAAACAACGGCGAGACAATTGCTTTTTTGGAAACTATGAACAAATCCTTTGTAGTCGGTGGCGCAAGTATTGAAGAACAAAAAAGTGCTATGCTTCAGCTTACTCAGGCTATGGCCAGTGGTAAGTTGCAGGGTGATGAGTTGCGTTCTCTAGCTGAGACTTCACCAGCCTTAATCCAAGCCATCGCAAACAAGCTAGGCGTTAGCCGTGGCGAGGTTAAGAAACTTGGAGCAGACGGGAAGATTACGGCCGACATTGTTAAAACTGCCATGCTGGAAGCAAGCGATACGATTGACAAGCAATTTCGTAATATGCCCCTAACCTGGGGCAGGGCCTGGCAGAACTTCCTGAACTTTGTGACCAAAGCGCTTGAGCCAATATCGATTAAGATAAATCAGACAGTGAACTCGTCCGCCTTCCAACAATTTGCCCAGATTGCAGCCACGGTGCTTCAATATGTTGTTCAAGCGGTTATCTTTGCTATGGATATGATCGGGGCTGTTTGGAGTATGTTGGCCCCGATTGCTCAATTTGTCATCGATAACTGGTCTGTCATTCAACCGATTATTATCGCAGTAGCAATTGCTATAGGAACTTATATAGTCGCAATGAACGCAGCAAGTATAGTGACCAATCTATTTAGTATCGCTACAAATGTTGCAAAAGCCGCTATGGCTGGTTTTAATGCAGTGATGGCAATGAACCCAATCATGTTGATTGTGATGGCAGTCATTATCCTTATTGGTCTCTTTTATGCCTTAGTTACATGGTTTAACAATCTTACTGGTGCAGCCGTATCAGCTACAGGAATTATCATGGGAGCGATATTTGCCCTTGGCATGATAATTTGGAATGTGATTCTCGGGATTATCAATATCATTATATGGGTGATAAATATGGTCCTACAACTTGTTTTTGGTGTTGCTAACGGCATCATGATGATAGGTATGGGGATTTATAGTTTCATTCTAACGATTATAATAGGAATCTTGCAATTTATCGACTGGTTTATTACGGGAGCTATAAATCTATGGAATGAATTGACTTATAACTGTCAAATGGCATGGTACGATATAGCCCAAGGTGGTAGAGGGATGGCGGTCGCTATCGCTGGATTTGTAGACAGCATGGTCAATAGTGTTATCGGTGCAGTCGAGGGCATGATTAACTCTGTTCTTGGTGGCTTTAATAAAATGATTGGATTCTTGAATGGATTTGGTCTAAATCTGAGCGCTGTTGGAACAGTTTCTCTCGGTCGGACGAATTTTGCCGGTGATATCGCTAACGCCATTGACAGCATGGAAAAACCAGTCAAGAAAACCTTTGAAGGTTTGCACCTGGCAGATGGTCTGAAACAACATAAGGCCAGCTTAAGTACTCCACACCTTGACGCTCCACAACTGGGGTATCTTGAATTTGGTAGCGTCGGTGAGGCCTTTAATAACGGCTATAAATTCGGTCAAGGTATCGATAAGGCTGTCGGTGGTTTCTTCAAAGGAGCTGGAGATGCCAACGGTGCAGGAAACAATTTCTTAGGCGACCAAGGAAAGACACCTTACGAACTTAGCCCAGCAAGTTCAGTACCTGGACAAGGAGACGGAGGAAAAGGCGGTGGCGGTGGCCACAACCCTACTGGTGGTAAATTAGACAAAGTCGGCAAGATTGAAGATGAAATCAAGCTGGATGATGAATACATCAAGTTAATTAAGGATGTTGCGACAATGAAGTGGCAACAGAACTTCATTACCTTGAAACCAGAGATTGTTACCAACATCGACTCTATTAACAACGCTGGTCAGTATGCCAACGTATTAGATGATTTGAATGCAACGATTGTAGACGCTTTGAATAACGGCGCTGACGGCCTTATGGCTTACTAGGAAGGAGGTAGCAGATGTTTATATTTATTGAAGGTATTAAATTGCCAGTGAATCCAGAAGAAATCAAATTGGAGGACAAACAAGGAATTGAGACAGTCGCTATCATCGATACTGGGAATGTTCCACTCGTCGGAAATCCAGAGCTTCAATCGATTGAGTTTGAATCCTTTATTCCTAGTGGAAGATACGATGGAAACTACCAACGGAATAGCCGTGTTTCTCCAGAATCTTTTGTATCATCTATTCGTAAATTCAAGACGGAAGGCACCCCTATTCAACTCATGATTGGGGGTGCTTTTGGTTCTGCTATTAACGGGAAATTTCTAGTGGAACAGTTTGATATCTCTACCAAGACAGGATACGAAGATGACCTGATTTATAAGATTAAGTTCTTACAATATCGGTCTCATAAGCCACGAAAGGTCACCATCAAAGACAAGCAAGCACTTGAGGCTACGAAAAAGAAACCTCAGGCAAAAGCTACGGAAGAACGTAGCGCCACAACAGAGAAACCTGCTCAAAAAAGCCATACGGTTGTGAGCGGTGATACTTTGTGGGGGATTGCTCAGACCTTTTACGGAGACGGCAGTCGATATACTGAAATCTACGAAGCTAACAAAGACAAAATCAAAGACCCTCATTGGATTTATCCTGGACAGGAGTTTGTGATACCATGATGCAATTATTCTATCAGAACAATAAAACTGGAGATACATGGGATTTAGCAACTGTGTCTGAAAAAGTTGAGTTCAAGACAACTAGAAAAGGGTCGGCTTGGAGCGTGGAGATTACCTTGTACAATTCTACAAAAGTAGCTTTTGAATACGGTTCTCCACTTGCTTTCAAGCTAGATGATAA